GATTGGATGCAACTGACGCCCGATCAGGCCCGGCTCCTGGCGAAGGACGGCACGGCGCTGGAGCGGCAGGCGCGCGGCTTGCCGGCGTGGCTGGTCGAGATCGCGACGATGACGGACGCGGAGCTGATCGAGCGGTGGCATAGCATGTTCGGCGAGGAGCCACCTGATTATCTGATGGGCGATGGCGAACCGGAGGAGGAGACAACCCTTGACCTGGGCGGGCCACGCGGCTCCAAGCCTGAAGGTGGCAGCGGCGATCAAGCTGGCAGCGAAGGAGAGGAGCCTAAGCCTCCGTGGGGCGATTGACGACTCCGACGCCCTGGCGACGGGCTACAATCCCCACGGCAACGTGCGGGAGGCGCTCAATTGTCAGAATCATGAGTGGATCCTCTCGGGGCCGCGCGACACGGGGAAGACGCTCGGATGCCTGAACTACCTGCACTGGGTCGCCTACACCTACCAGAACGCCAGCATCGTCATCTGCCGCAAGCGGCAGACGGACACCTACTCGACCGTCGTCAAGACGTTCCGCGACAAGGTGCTGCGGGAGGACATGCCCGTCGCGCCCTACGGCGGGGAGAAGCCGCAGTGGTTCGACTACCCGACGGGCTCCCGAATCTGGGTCACGGGCCTCGACAAGCGCAGCAAGGTCCTCTCCTCCGAGCACGACGTGATCTACGTCAACCAGGCCGAGGAGATCGCGCTGCCCGACTGGGAGTACCTGAGCACGAGCGCCACGGGCAGGGCCGGTCACGTCGACCACCCGCAGGTGATCGGCGACTGCAACCCCGGCCACCCGTCGCACTGGATCAGGCGGCGCGTGCGGTCCGGGACGTTGACGATGTTCGAGGCGACGCACCGCGACAACCCGGAGATCTACGATCCGGCGACGGGCGAGCTGACGGTGGAGGGGCAGCGGCGTCTCCAGGCCCTCAAGAACCTCACCGGCCACCGCAGGCAGCGGTTGTTCCTGGGGCTGTGGGCCGCGCCGGAGGGCGCGATCTACGCCGTGTTCGACCGGGAGCGCCACAAGGTCAAGAGCTTCAAGCCGCCGCAGCACTGGCCGCGGGTGGTGGGCGTCGACCCCTACGGGGCGTACATCGCAGCCGTGTGGCTGGCGTTCGACCCGCAGAACAAGGTGCTGAACGTCTACCGGGAGTACCTGGAGCCGTTCGGCCTGACCACGACCAACCACGCACGCAACATTCGGGAGACGTCTAAGAAAGAGACGATCTTCGGGTGGTATGGAGGTGGCCCTTCGGAGCGCCAGCAGCGGGTGGACTTCACCGCTGCTGGGATACCGCTGCAAGCGCCGCCGATTACGGATGTGTGGGCGGGGATCGACCGGGTCATCAGCCTGCTCCAGGAGCACGCCCTCGTGGTCCACGACTGCTGCGAGAACCTGCTGAGCGAGATCGAGAGTTACAGCCGCAAGATGCGGGACGGCAAGCCGACGAACCAGATCGAGGACAAGAACGACTTCCACCTGCTCGACAGCCTGCGCTACGCCGTGGCCGGGCTCACGGGCCCGCGCCAGGAGGAGGAGGTCGTCGACCTGACGCAGAACATCGTCCCGGGCTGGTACTAGGTGCGGTTCTGTGATAGACTAGGATAAGAACATGGATACTTGTGGACAAGTGACGAGGAAACTATCCAGGCGCGGCTTCATCGGCCTCGCGTTGGGCGCCGCCGTCGGGGCGCACCCGCTGGCCCGCGCCGCGGGGGGGCTGGTGGGCGGCGGTCTCGCATGGCAGATGGCGGTCGAGGAGCCTTGCGAGGCGTGCGAGGCGATGATCGCGCACCTGGGGCGACCGACGCCCATCCTCGACAACCTGGGGATCACCGTCGACCTGAGCGACGCGATGGGACGCCACGCGGGCGCGCTGGGCGAAGACGCGCCGTATCTGACGAGCGAGCAGAGGCGGGCGGCCGCGCTGGCGGCCTACCTGCGGGAGATCGAGACGTGAGGAAGACGCTGCTGGCGTTCGCGCTCGGGTTCGGGGCCGCCGTCGTGCTGACGTGGGCGCTGGCCGAGTGGACGTGGCGCCGCATGGTGGACGACATCTACTGGAGATAGGAGGCTGGCGATGCAGGATCGAGCGATCGAGGTTGAGGCGACGTTAGGCGCGGAGCGGCGGGTGCTGCCCGACGAGCCGCCCACGTTCGAGGAGGGCGAGGAGCTGGTGCTCAAGGGCTGGCCGTTCTACATCTCGCGCGTGAACGCCAGCTCGCTGGTGCTGAGGCCGGAGCTGCCGGACGGGGTGAGCAGCGCCCGCCGGCTCATCGACAAGATGAAACGACGCGCAGTTACGGAGGAGTGAGGGAGGGGGCCACGTGCCCACGATACTAGAGAGGATCGGGAGCGGGCTGCTCCGCTCCGGCGTCGGCGAGGCCCTGTTCCGGCAGGAGCGGGAGCGTCTCGCCGAGACGGCGCGGCTCATGCAGCAGGCGTACGCCTACGGACCCTGGGTGCGGCCGCCGGACGTGGTCGCCAAGGAGCTCGAGGAGCTGGACCCCTGGGTGCTCACCGACGTCCTGTCCCGCGTGGGGTGGGACGTCGTCGGCATGTTGGGGGCCGACGCGCAGCGCGACCGGGCGGTGCAGGAGAGCCGCCGCCTCTACCACTACTCCCCCATAGCGCAGTGGGCCGTGTGGCTGTGGACGTCGTGGGGCCTCGGCGAGAACTGATCGACGGCAACACGTTCCTCACCTTCCATGCCTCCACCATCGACGGCGAGTGCACGATGGGCGAGGTCGAGCCGGACGAGATCCAGGAGATCGTCACCAAGCCAGGCTCGAAGAAGCACCCGCTGTTCTACAAGCGCGTCAACCTCACCGACCCGATCGTGACGCCGCGCGGCGAGGCCCGAGAGGTCTACTACCCGGACTGGTCGGCGATGATGAGCGGGGAGCTGGACGAGGAGTACGCGGACGGCAAGACGCTTGCCCAAGAGGTGCTCCCGCGCGACGCCTACCGGATGGACCTGCAGGCCCGGATGGACGAGGAGACGTGGCGGCAGGGCACGCTCGGCGGCGAGGACCGAAACGCCAGCACCACGGTCTGCATGCTCCACCTCCACCACAACCACAAGGAGCGCAACTCGCTCTGGGGCTGGCCGCTGCTCGCCACGGACACGCCGTGGGTCAAGGCGCACCGCGAGTTCGTCGAGGCGCGGTTGGCGGTGGCGCGGTCGAAGGCGATGTTCGTGCGCCGCAAGCAGGTGCAAGGCGGCTCGCGGGCGGTGCAGAGCGTCATCGACCAGATCGCCAGCACGCTCGGTCAGGACCAGTACTACGACACCAACCCGCCGCCTCCCGCCGGCTCCGTCGAGGTGGAGAACCGGGCCGTGGAGACGCAGGACCTGCCCATGAGCACCGGGGCGGGAGACGCGCGCACCGACAACGCGCTCTTCGCGTGGCACGCGCTGCTCGGGGCGGGGCTGTTCCCGGCCAGTGCAGGGCTCGACCTCCAGCGGTACGCGACGGCCCTGGCGATGGACAAGAGCCAGTCGATGCTCTGGACGCGCTACCAGTCGTTCTGGTCGGCGCAGATCGAGCGGGTGGCCCGCATCGTCGTGTGGTACAGGGAGCAGTACAACACCAGCGTCACCGAGGCCGAGACGCTCGAGGACGACGAGTTCACGGTCGACGTGAGCGTGGACACGTTCTCCCTCTCCGACTTCCCGGACGTGAGCAGCGCGATCGGGGGCGTGGCGGCGAAGATGCTCGTGCCGATGGCCGAGAGCGGCGTCCCGATCGACACCATCAAGAAGATCTGGGCGGCGCTGTGGAGGCCGATGTTGCAGTCGCTCGGCGTGGGCGACGCCGTGGAGCTGACGGACGACGAGGCGTTCGGGATCGCCGTGGAGCAGGAGCCCGCCGTGGCGCAAGCTGTGGAGGGCGGGGGAGCAGCCGGTCCCGCCGGCGCCACGGAGCGGATAGTCGAGATGATCCGCGAGAGCGCGGACGCGACGGGCGAGGTGGACTGGCAGCGGGTGGCCGAGGCGTCGCTTGGGATGCTCACCGATTGGAATAGGGAAGGTGGGCCAGGAAGTGGAAACTGGGGTCACGCCGGGATACCAGGACAGCAAGGAGGAAGTGCGCCCGCTGCCACTGTAGGTAACATTGCGTCAGGAAGGAAGTTTGACAAGGCCCCTATCTTATCGCCAGATG